AATCTAAATCTTTTAGAGTGTCATCCCCGAACGCATCTTTAAGGCTCGTTAAATCACCGTAAAACGTTATTGAATAACTTTCAACACGTCCTTTAACAACGTTGGAACTTTCGATTGATATCTTACCACTTCTAAATGGTATCGTTCCTATCTCTATAAATGCGTTACGTCTTATGTTAGGGTTGTCATTTGCATTCACATCAGATTGATAAAAATGTTCAAATAGTCTGTTATTACGTGGTGATGCAGGAATAGTAAACGACTGCGTAAAGTCAGTGTAAACTTTTGCTAGGTCCTGAACGTTTTGTATCGAACTATTAATCTGAATCTCTTCATCGTTAAATAACTCTAACTTTTCATAGTTGTTTGAATCCGCAATTACTTCTATATATACGTCTACCTGTCTCATTATACAATGCTATTAATTAAGTCATACGCAAACTCAAATTCCAAACTATAATTAATTTGTTTTGTATTTATCGACTTGTTTAGTTCAATAGATTTAGTTTTAAGGATAGCAGGCTTTTCATCTACTAACACTTTTTCACTTAACATTAATTGTTTTAAATTGTCCTTAAAGTCTTCCTCTACCCATCCACTATTGACCTTTATACTTTGTTTTCCGTTTTGATTGTAAGTAGTTCTTTGCCCACCTGTTAAGCTATAATTGTACGGTTGCATTAAGTTGTAATCTTTGTTAGTCACTTCGATATTATCGTTTGACGCTTTGAAAAAGAATTCACGTTGAAACGCACCATGTTTATTTATGAAGTCAACTTTAACTGGCGTATACAAACACTCTTCAACAGGTTTAAATGTCCATGTTGCTTGCATTACATTTGAACTATTTAGAACCTCTACCGTATACTCTTTTGTAAACTCAGAATTATAACAACGTGGCACGTAATAAAAACCCAACCCTAAAGATGCGCTTAAATAAACATTTCCATCAGTAACATTTGTCCATCTTATCTTGTCAGATGCTGCAGCGTAAACCATAATAAAACCAGCATTTGAACCGCTATGATAATAATAGTTTTTTTGGTCTAATAAATAATTCCCACCGCTATAATTTACACCATTTGCAAAATCAGTGAACCCATCCGTTGCAATATAATCAGTTGTATCTACTAATGTTTCTGTTACTCCTACTGTTTTATATCTCTTTACTCTAACATTTAGTTTATCAATACACGTGTAACTAACTGCAGCTGTTAAACTTGTAACATTACTGTATGCTGTGTGGTCAAAATATTCACGTATGTATGGTGCAATGTCATAATATGTTGTTGGTGCATTCGATGCAGGAATTGCTTTACTAAGTGTATAGCTCAAAGTAGGAGTTGAACCTAAAGCACCGAAGCTGATAAACAATTCAATCTTTGTACTAACTTGACTTGCTTCATTGATACTAATAATGTAAGGTGACCTTGCTCTAATCATTTCGGTTGTTTAATTGAATAGTTAAAAATCTTTTCTAAATCTATTTTTAAGTCATTTACTAATTCTTGAGGTAAACGTTTGTAAGCCGCTTCAAATGGTTTAGTAAAAAACAAAGTTGGTCTTATTCCCTTAGCGTATATAGAACGTGTTATAATCCATGCAGTTTGTTCATACGATAAGAATTTACCCGTTGACTTCTTTGTTTCGGGGTCACGTTGTCTAAATTGAAATTTACGTGCCTTAACCCATCTTTGTATTCCCTCTGTTAATCCTCCTTTTGCTCCCGTTCCGCTCCCAAATTTATATGGTGACTTAGGCGCTCTTGAACTTGAACGCTTACCCTTAACACCTTTGTCTTGATAGTTACCGTATTCCTCCATTTGGAAGTTTAAGAAGTAACCTTTAGCATAAACCTTTGCTTCACCTTTCAAAGAGTTGTATAACTTTCGTGTGTTGTTATGCGAACCAAAAGGCGCACGTCCCTTCGTTAAGTTAGTACGAGCCTGTTTAATTACAGACGCCTTGAACTTATCTAAAGCAGCTTGTAGCCCCGACTCCCTTAAATCTGCTAACATATAGTCATTTCATTAGGTGCTAATATGTCAAAGGTCATTGTCCAACCTGCAACCGCATCAGTAAACCTATCCACAAACGGCTCGCAACTTGCAGTGTCATCCAACACTTCATACCCAGCGTCGTTTATATCACCACGTCTTACTCTCTCAAATATCCTGTTAAGTATGCTTAAAGTAGTGTTTAATACATCGTCCTCATTATCGTTACCCTTATAAATATCCGTTACATCGTCTTTGCTAATATCTACTATACTCATCATAACTAATGAAACATTGTACACCGTTGTATTACCTCTAAATGCTACATCATTAAATATAATGTGGCAAAGTGGGTACATATCTTGCTTAGCATTAGTGATTTTATCAAGGCTACCCTTCGTTACTCGATTCACTAAAGGGTCTGCAAGTATAGAATCATGCAATAATGTAGATAGGTTATAATAGTTTTTCATGTGATCGCTTTAATTGTTTAACCTCGATTTTGGTTTTTTGTTGTTCGAACGTTAAAAATGTTAAGCACTGATGAAGTCCCAACGCTGTAACTTCGTCAAATCTTCTAATGTCTCCTTGAGCGACGTGATAGATTGAGCTATACCATCCCCATTGTTTGCTGAATTGAACATTCTCTGAATATGGGTTTTGTTCTTCATTTTCTCCAAAGAGGACAGCGTACTGCTTATTAATTCTATTCCTAAAGTCCAAAAAAAAACAGATGCAGGTAGTACAACGTCCAATGGTGCATATTTAAGAACCTCTGAGTAACTTAAATCACCTTTGTAAGGTTCTATTTCATATTTGCCTTTAACATCCTTTACAATTGGTCTGTACATAACAGCCAATGCTTTGTGTATGTTTTGAAAGTCTCCAATGTTAGATTCAATGTCGATATATTCCCCCCAACTTATTTCTTCAAGATCAGGTATAAATCCAAACTCCACACCGTTCAATTTGAATCTATGTTTGAACTTCGTTTTTTCGTTAAATAATTTATCAAAGTGTTGCACCAACTCAATAACGGTCGATGCTTTCATCTTAACAACTTCCTTTAATTCAAGCCCACAAAATATTTCAATCATCTTTTGAAATACAAACTCTTTATCGTCTGAGTTGTTCAAAGTAACCATGTACTTCTGATACCTATCTAAACTTATTTCGGATAGGCTGGAAGGGATGTCTATTTCAATCTTCATAAATACTTTCTATTTCTACTTCATAACCTAACTTTTCAAGAATGCGTTTAACTATTGTTTCAATGTCTTGACTATCGACTACTTGCTCTCCATTTACTTCTGTTATTGTACCGTAATCAAGACAACATCCATCAGCACATGAATTGTTATAATGTTTAATTGTTATATCTACTTGCATAGTATACTATTGTAATTTCTTATTTTATACAATACTTCATGTATTATAAAATCGTTTATGTTTTGATATCCATAACAATCGCGATATAAACCTGGTGTCAATCTACAACTCATTTTGCTATCATTACTTTTGCTCTCACACCTTTCCAATATTTCAATGACGCTTCAGCTTTCGCTACTTCATTGTCGATTGACTCAACACATTGAAACTTCCAATTGTCTCCGTATTCGTCCTTATAAGCATCCACAACCTTTGCGCTGCTTTCATTAATCATTTGTCTTAAACTTTTACCTGATTCCATATTTACCTTTATTTGGGTTACTTAATTGATAACTAACTGCATACCTTAACGCATCTAACGCGTGGTTATATTTGTCTATTGGTGTTTCTGATTTCTTTTCAAGCCAACAATAGTTATTTAATTCTTTTATCAAATCTACGGAATTTTCGTCAATAATTAAGTCATAGTCTTGTAATAAACTTATTCCGTACTTAACCGAATCAGCTCCTTTAATTGTAGGTACAATGTTAAGACCTTGAGACTTTAATTCGTTAATCAAACGTGGCTCTGCATTATCCGCTACTATTAAGTCGCGCCCAGCAAACTGCCTGTTAAGTTGTGCTAATTGTGATGTGGTTAACCCTGTTTGATAAATATGAAGCCTGACATAAATAATCTTCTTAGTCTTATCTATTGAAGTTTCAACCAATGTTGAAGGGTCGTTACTGAATCCATAATCTTGACCGAATACCGAACCATTATCTTTATTATATTCCCCAATTCTCCAATTAGTAAAGATAACTCCTTCTGCTTTCTCTAACCATCCTCCGAGTATGGTGTGTTTATATTTATCTGGACGGCGTTCTTTTATCGTTTTTATTTGATTTAAGAAACTTTCAGACAAGTTTGATATGTTATCTTGGTACGTTGTATGAATATAAGTTGTATCGCCTTTAACTGTGTTGACTCCTGCTTCAACTCCTCTACTCTCGAAAAACTTTTGATAGATGAAATGTTCTTTGGTCGCAGGGTTAAGAATAAGTATTACCCTGTTTTGTTTTTCTTTATGTCGAATAGAATAATCAATCTTATCGAATACATCTTCATCTGTTAACTCTTCAGCTTCATCAAGTACCCATGTAGTGACTCCAGCCAATGATTTTAAGTTAGCTGTTTGGGTTCCGCTTGATGTCTTAATACCTTTGAATAATATCTTACTTCCTGTCCTTAGATTTATTATTTCATCCTTAGTTATGTGAAAGTCTTTATGCTTATCTAATATATCAATCTTATCAATAAATTCAGGTATAATACTGATGTGAGCAGAAGTAAGGGTATAACGTGTAAATAAAATAACGTGGTTCGATTCGTATGTAAGGAGCAGTAGAAGTAAATTAATAGAATATGACTTACCACTACCCCGACCACCTGTAACAATGAAATATCTACTATCATTTGCAAATGTTTTATATTTCGGATTCAGGAGTACCAAAACTGATTAAGTCTTTTAGTGTTGTTGTGTTAATGTTAATGTCTTGCTCTACATGTTCTTTAGGTTTACCACAACCATATTCGATTAAAATCTTTGCGCTTGCTATCCTATCCGATGGTCTTTTAGCTTCATCAATCATTATCTCAGCTAATACTCTGAAAGCATCTTCAACATGTGGCTGTGCAAGTGTGAAACCTTTTATTTCGTCAGATATTGCTTTACGTCCTGACCCTTCTCTTTTGCCGCCGTGTGTGTTCATTTGAAATCCTTTGATTAGTCAAGTCTACCCTAAAAAACCGCCTTGCCCTTTAGGGAATGACTCTTTGTTATACTCGTTAAAAACTATTCTTGTTTTGCGTAACATGTCATTCAAACAACTAGCACATGAAGTTGGTCGTTCGTTTGTTTTGAAGACTCTGTTGTAAACCTTTAAAAATTCAATTTGTTGTGATGGTTTAATCTTAACAGAAATTTGAGGTAATAGTTCTTCCAATAGCTTGTATTCAGGTTCTGTTAAGCATTCAGGTGTTTTGTAAGGGAATAGTTTGTTAAGTACTTCTTTACGTTTATCGCAGCCACAATCTTTCCCTGCAATAAATTTAACAGCTTTGTCAATTCCTGTTGCTTCAGTAAACTTAGCTACTGTATCTCCAAACCCTTTTGATCTTTTTGCCATATCTTTAGTTTTCTTTTGCATTTTTTAATAGTGTGAAAAATAGAAGTCAAACTTATTTTAGTTTCCTTTTCTAATTCTCGCATACTTTTCCCGCTTCGCAAATATAATAAAAATAGTTGTTGGTCGAACCACTCCCATGTTTTTATTTCATTTTCAACACTCTGATAGTATAACTCAATTTCATAGCTTTTGTTGTTTTCGTCCTCTGATAGGTCAACAAGTAGGTCGATGTCAACTGTTGAAACATTACGCTTGCATGAATCGTAAAAAGAGTTGCGCAGCATTATCCAAATGAATGATTTGGTTACTACTTGACCTTTGCCGTACTTGTGAAACCTTAGATACATATCTTGCACAATGTCTTCAGCGTCTGTTTTAGCGCCAAATCGTTTAACAATTCGTACCCATTCATCATGATACTGCGCAATCTCTTTTAAATTCATGCTACTCTTTGATAAATGTACCGTTTTCGGTTTTACCTTTTCGATGTTCAATAACTTTAAAGGCACGTTTTGCGCAGTCTTCTAATGAGTAGCCCATTTGATTTGCTAATATAACAAGTGTGATGTAAGTATCTCCAAGGGCATCAATCGTTTCTGAAATATCTCGCTTTAGTATTGCAGAGGATAACTCTCCAACCTCTTCCATCACCTTTGCAAGTTGTTGAAACTTATTGTCGGGATTATCTAACTTTCTAGCCTTAGCCCAATTTATTATTTCTCTTTCCATTCTTTAATTAAATTTTATTCATAACTGCAAAACTCCATTTCTTCGTACTTGTAAACTGTTTTCTCTAAAATCCAAATAACTTTTTCTCTTTGTTCTTTACTAAACACTTCAAAAGTAAAGTGATAATTTCCACCTGGAGTTACTTCAATACTGAATAAATCTTTTTCTTCAGGTACAAAGAACATGTTTACACATTCTACAAATCCGTGGGGGTAATCTAAACAATCCCTAATTACACCACTAATTACATACTTTACTCTTTCCATTCTTTTAAGTATAAATCAATTAAATACTTTGTCTTTTCTAAATCC